GAAGGCGCCAAGGCCAACGATGTCAAACACGGTTGCTACGCCGCTGGCGGAGCCGGTGATGCCGATGCCGCGGGTATTGCCAACCTCGGGGATGAGGAGGCGCGCGCTGCCAGCGGGCGCCATCGAGGAGATCGAGCTCGGCGGCCCACTCGCACCATAGGCGTTCGGATTGTAGCGATTGCTGAGGGCGATCTGGCCGGTCACCGCGGCCGCGGGAGCCGGCACCAGGGTCAGGACGCCGGTCGCCGGGGTGATCGCCGTGATCTGCGACATCGCCGTCGAGCCGCCTGCGCCGCCGTTCAGGAGCCCAACCCACTGGCCGACGCGGTAGCGCCAGGCATTGCCGATCACGCTCAAGGTGGCGTTGTTCGTCGCGGCCACGGTGAAGACCGCGGTATCGAGCCCGATATCCAGCCCGATGCCGGTCGTCGGGAGGCCGCCGGGCCCAACCACGGGCGTGCCTGTGGCTCGTCCAGCCGCGTAGGTGGTAATGTTGGGCAGGGCTACGCCAGCGACCGCAGGCCCAGCGGTTGTCAGGGCCGCGTTGCCCGCCGAGATCGAGGCGTTGATCGTACGAATTGGACAGGCGAGATACAACGCCGAGATCGCGCCAGGGCCAGTCCGGTCCTTGCTGGCAATCCCGCCGGTCACAGGGATCGCCATACCGGCCCAGAACATCGAGGGCCCGATCTCGTCCGAGTACTCACGCGGCTGGGTGGCCTGACCTCCCCCGGCTAGACCACCGAGGGCGATGAGCGGGCCAACAAATGTTTCCTTGGCCATAGTATTCCTCAGTTAAGCGGTCGGAAACGAGCCCCAAATACATCGCCAATCGAAGTATCCGAAAGAATAGCGTTCATAACCCTTAATTAAAAGGTTGTCGGACGTGAAGTCGACTTGCATTGACATTTCAAACGCCACGCGCTGCAAGTACAGTAGTCCTTCCTGGTCGGTAAGAACGAACCAGAACGTCGGCGAGGACAGGTAGTCGTGAACGAGGAACCCGTCAGGAATACCTCCGCTGGTTTCCAAGATTGCGTTGACGTCGTTGTCTGACGTTCCAGGCCGCAAGACAGTCTTGAGGAGCCTGATCGCAATAGGCTCAAGCGCGATCGGTACGACTAGGCGACGAGCACGCGCCTGCATACGAAGACCGGCGTTGTCTCGGAACTGGCCACGGATCGAGGCCTGCGCATTGAGGAGCGAGGCCTCGTTGAGATCCATATCGAGGGTGAATCTGTTCGGGACGACTCCGCCGTCGATGGGATGGTTTAGTGAGCACAGCGGCTGTTGATCGCCAAGTACGGTCGGATCATATGTGGTCGCTGTGTTAAGTGGAGTCGCGCCGTATATTTCCTTGGTCTGGTTGAATGACTTTTGAAGACCAAGATTAGACGGCTTCCATTGTCTTTTATATAAATTATCGTCCACCATTCTTCTGGTGAAGGCGTATCCTAAGCCAATTTCCTTATGGTATTGATTGTAGATATACCGTTCGCCAGCTTGATTATCAAATACAGTTGGCTGGCCTTCGTTCTTTAACGCTGCAAGCCCCAAGTATCTCATGGAGGCTGTACGCTCCACGGCCATATAGGACTTATCGACCGCATAAATCTTGGGATAAATGCGGTCGAGATCCTTGTACTCGCCCGTGACCTTTCTTAGGCCAGGAAACAGAAGGTCGTACGCCTGGGCGACGGAAACGGCCATGGACTGAGCTCCTTAAATGCCGGTCAGGGTCTTGAAGTCCTGGTTGTTGTAGGTCACGAACACCCAACCGTAAGGCGTTGTAAAATCTGTCCCATTAACCCCAGGAGGCTCGCGGATGAAGTCCATGATGCGGAACGGCAGCGTGGCGGTGACAGCCGGCGCGGTCACGGTGACGTCGAGCGCGACGTTGCTGAAACCGCTCATCTGGTTCGGCGCGGGATTGGCGCCGGGAGCGGTGGTCGCGGCCAGACCGAACGTGAAGGTCGCGTTCATGCCGATCATGCCAACCGTAAGCTGGCCGTTCGCCTGGACCCGGTAGACGGTGAGGGGGTCGTCAATGATCTTAGCGACGACGTCGAAGCCAGCGTTCTGGGAGCCCGCGGGCGCCGTGACGACGTCGCTGGGCGTGCCAGGCCACCATGGGCTCCAAATGATTTTCTTCGCGGACTTCGAAACGTATTCGCATCCGGCGAAGATGCCGCTGACCTGACCGGCGGGAGCCGCCTGGGCGACATAGCCCGACGCCAATTGGATGACGGGGTCGCCGAAATAGATCGGGTTGGCGTTGGTGGAGAGTATCCAGCGCTTGGTGGCACCCATCTGGTAGTTGGGCGCGGCGCCGAGACGGTGCGATTCTGCGAAGCCAAAGGGCGCAAATACGTTCGCCATGACGAACTTCTCCCGTGAGGGTTGGAAGGTTCGTCATCAAGCGAGCGCCGCCGATGACATTGAATTGTGGCAAGACCAGAGAGCGCCACTGGCTTGCCGTCTGGATGTAGCGACTCGCGAGACAAGCCGCACCAGATGTGGGATTGTTACTGCGACCTTTACGCTGTCGTCAAGTGGTGGCCTCGATGACTCCCTTCTCCTTCCGCCAATTGCAGAAGTGCGCCGAGCGCGAAGTCGCGCTGCGCAAGAACGTCTTTCGCAAGCGCGGCCTGACGCCAGAGCGCGAGGAGGAGATCAGAAAGATGGAGGCAATCGCCGCCATTTTCAAAGATTTGGCCGATCTGACCAGCGGCGACGAAGCTAAGCAGTCAGCCCCTTGACCGCCCACATCACGGCCTCCTCGACCTTGGTCTTGGCGAGCGAATTCTCGCGGCCTTTCGGCACGATGTCGTCAATCGCGTTGAGAAAGGCCAAGCCAAAGTCTTTGAGGCGGACCATCCCTTCTTTTTCTTCGTCGGTCAGGACGCGGTACTGGTGACGCATCACGTTGTTGACGATGCGATCGTCCGATTCGCTGGGGACGCTAGTCATTGATGGTCACCGGACCAACGTGGTTGCGAACTCTGGGCATCGTCTCAGCGAAGGCGGTGCGCGGCCCGGTGCCGCTCGGCGTGTCGGCAAGCTTGCGCTCGCTGTTTCGTACGACCTCCAGCGCGCGGTTATATTCGTACGCCTTGACCCGATCGACTAGCTCTCGCGGCCGCTCCATCAGGATCATGCCGTCGTTAATGATGTTCTCCCCCTCATATCCGGGATAGACGAGCTCGCGGTGGCGAGCCGCCTGGACAGGGCTCCAGCCGGTGCGCTGTAAGCCGCTGACGTATTGCGGATATTCCTTGTTCCAGACGCTGTACGTCTTCCATTCGTAGACCCAGCCAGGAGGCGCGGCTGCATACCATTTGTCGACATAAACGTCGCTGAAAGTATCGTCGCCGTGGATGGCGCGGACCTCCGCGACGCGCTGGCGCGCGCGAGCCTCATGGTCGATCGCCTGCGGCTTCATTGCGGCGATTTCGTCAGTCGATCGAATCGTTTCCTTGTTCCCGCTGCGGGCGTTAGTCTCACTCATCATCGATACCCGATCAGTTTGCCCTCAACGCGGGCTCTTTCGAATTCCTGGGCGAATTCTTTCTCGGTCATGCCGTGCATCTCGATCGCCGCGGCGCGTTGCTCAGCCGTAAGGGGCACATGGGAGCGCATTCCCGTCTGGCCGGTGCGCAGGCTGACCGATCCATTCGTCGGCGCGGCGGAGGCCGCCGGGCCCGCCCGCCGCTGGGTATGGCCATACTCTCCGCGGCTCGGCTGTCGGCTCATCCCCAACTCCTGTTCCAGGGCGGCGAAATACTCATCGCTCTCAAGGGCCAGGCCCCGATTGTCGACTAGGTGGTTGCTTGCCGAAGCGACGCGCTTCAACAGGTCCGGCCGGCTCGCCCACTCCGGATGCGAGCGTAGCCAGTCGGCCGAGCGCGGATAACCGTCCTGGGCCAAGCCCTGGGCGATCTGATCGACGCCGAGGAGTTGCTGGGGCTGGGGTTGCGGCCTTTGCTGCGGCCGCCGAGCCTCCGTCTCGACATAGGCGCGCTGTTCCTGCAAGCGCAGGAGGTTGTGCCTGGCGTCGCTGAGCTTCTCTTGCGCCTCGGCGGCGGCCCTGTGATCGGCCGCGTCGAGCGCGGCCTGGAATTCGGCTTTGTAATTGGCGGCCTCTTGCTGAGCGGCGGCGAGCGCCGAATCGATGGCGTTGACCGTCGAGCCCATCACCCGCTGTTCGGCGATCTGAGCGCGCTGGGCGGCCTCCACCGCGACCCGCTGGGCTTCCGCCGTCGCTTGGCGCTGCGCGTTCAACTGCGCGCGAAGCTCCGAAGCGCCAGTCTCGGATTTACCCTCCCCCTTTTTCGGCTCTTCCTCGTTGAGGTCGACTACGACCGGGTCATAGCGGTCTTCTGGGCGCGATTCCTCCTCGGTTCCGGCCGAGAACATGCGCGCGTGCTCACGCTGGACTTGCAAACCATCATCGTCGTCGGGAGGCATGGCTAGAACACCGCGTCTGGATTAGGAATTTTCATTTTCAAGTGAACATCGGCGATCAGTCGGCAGTGAACGCCGCCCATGCCGGGAACCTGCATTTTCAAGCCGTCACTGGCCCTGAAAACAACCCAGTCGCCGATCCCGCAACTGAAGCCGTGCCACTGGACGTGCTGGTCTTCTTTGAAGGCGCGGTGGCCGAGCCTGACCACAAGCCCAGTCTTCGATTGAAAATGGTCGTCCTTCACCGCCGCCTCGGGCATGAGCAAGCTCGTACCCGCGATTTTCGCGTCGCCCTCGCGAGTGTAAGTCGCGACCAAGACCCCCTGGGCGGCGATCTGAAAGCCCGACAGGTCGCCGAGCTCCTTAAAGATTGCGTCCCTCGGGTCAGTGTCGTGCGCAATTCTCGCGATTAAAGCCATCTAGGGTCGCATCTCCCTTTTCTCGTCCTCCATGGTGATCTCCTTCATGAACTTCTCGACCACCGCGTAGGCAATGAGTTCACCGGCCCGCTTCATGTAATCGGGGTAATCGATCGCTTGGCCCATAAGGAGAGGCTTGGTCATTTCAGCCTGTTTCTCCCGGATCTTGTCCAGGAGGCGGCGCTCGAAATAGATGCTCGCGGCATCCACTACTTCGCGTGCCTCGCGTTCTGCATTCGGCCGAGGCCGGAACCGCCGCCGTATTTCTCTTCTGTGCTCCCGTGCTTCACGCCGGCCTTGCCGTAGTCGTGAACACCAGGGGTTTCGATTTCGATACGCCCCCCGCGCGCTCTGAGCATCGGCGGAACACCCGGTGGAGGAGCCCCTGCCGGACCCATAGGCGCACCGCCAATCGGCATTCCTGGCGGCCGAGGCATCCCGCCAGGGGGAGGACCAGGCGGAAGGCCAGGCGGAGGGCCAGGCGGCGGTCCGACGGGGCCAGGGGCCGCCATCGGTGGGGGCGCAATCGGCGGGGGCATTTGCTTATCGCCGCCGATAATCACGTTGACTGTGGTTTTGCCTTTGGTGCGCCCGCCCTTGGCATAGTTGGTCCGGCCACCAGTGGCGCGGCTCGGGGGGAAGTTTCCGCCCGTCCATTGATCCTTCCCCGAGGCGTCCTCATTCATCATGGTCCGCCCGGCTTGGGTATACTCGTCTTTGGCGGTCGCCGAGCCGCCGGTCGAACGGCCGATTCGGCCGCCGTGCGCTCGGCCACGATCGTTGGCGAGTTCGTTGGCCACCCGATCTTCATTGTCGATATCGCTTTTCGTCTCTTCGGGCGTTCGGCGGTTGCGCTGGAGCGTTCCGGAAAGGGAAAGACGACCGCCAGTCGCGCGGCCTGGACGTCCAAGATTGGGGGATTTCGGAGCGCCGCTCGCGCCGAATGACGAGGAATCCGAGGACCGGGCGGCGGTCAGTCCATAATTGTCGCCCGAGGCGTCCTTACCGCGATCGATACTGCCAGGGGTAGGGGAAGAAAGGCTCATCCGGCCGAGAACAGCGCGGGTATGGTCTTGCGGCGTCAGCCCCGCCATGGGAGCCTCCCGTCAAGAGCATTCCGATTTCCCTCGTCCTCAGTCGCGTTTTAAGCACCGAACCCGCTTGCCGACAAGGGGATCAGTTGCGCAGAAGCTCCGGGATCTCGTCCTCAAGCTCCGCTGTCCAGTGCTTCGGCGGCTCGCCGAACAGGAACATCATCTCCTTGTAGCCCTCGCGATCGAGAGGGATGTGATGCTCAATCATCTGCCGGACGATTCCGTCATGCTTAGCCAGTTCGATGACGCGCGGGTCAGTCGGTTGCAGCGTCTTAGCCATTACTCACCCGCCTCATCCTCGACCCGATCATCGCCGGTCACCCACTGGGGCGCCCCGATGTTGGATTCCCCAGTCTCTTGGTTCCTGAAGATCCGTTGTAGCACATTACGCAACGACAGTCGACCGCTGGCATATCGCCGCCACAGGTTCTTGATCCCCTCAATGAAACTCGGGCTACTCCTTTGAGCCGGGCTAAATAGGCCGCGAATTCCCTCCCAAGTGATGCTCTGTAGCTGGCGCGGCAGGATCGTCTGACCACCTGGACGCTTGGAGATCTCCTGCGCGGCGCGACGATAGCCTTCGAAGTAGTTCGGGTAGAGGCCGGACGAGCCGTTCCCGTTGAACTTCGACCCCTTCATCCCGAGCCCGTGCTCGACTTCCGGCGCGCTCGCGCCCAGCGGCTGCAACAGGCCTCCCGCGATGGCGTGGGTGTCGATTGTCGTCGCCCCGCTCGCCGAGTTGGGCGAGACGTTGTTGTTGTAGAAGTTGCGGACCTTGTGCCGGTTGCCCATGGCGCGCGAGATCGTCGGCATGTCCTCGGCTTCGAACGCCCTGATGGCGTTGGCGAGTTGCCCACCAGACCCCCAGGTCAGCCTCTTCACCGCTCCGCTGTTCGTACGAGCGACTCGGCCGGTCGAGGAGCCGTCCGGATTGAGGATGTAATACCCCTCCGGATGCGGATTGCCCTCCGCATCGACCGGCAAGCGGCTTGGATGCGGCCCGTGCGCGGCGTCGTACATGCGGACGTAAAACGCCTTCTGTTCCGGGGTCATTTCGGACAATGGCTTGCCGATCATGCCGTCGATCATCCCGTTAACGATGTCTGGAGTAACCCGGCCCGTTGGATTTCGGCTGTTGGCGTAGTTCCGGGCCCATTGCTCCATCGCCGCGCTGACCGGCATGTCTTTCTGGTGGTGGAGGACGTCGGCTACCCGGCGCGCGTTCTCGACGTTCATGAACCAATCGCGCTGAGGCGATAGGGCCGCCACCAGGCCGGCAGCGTTTTCAGGCCGACGGCCATATTCTGACGCCATGCCGTTCACGATCTGGTTGGCGCCGTCATACCATTGCGACGATCCCGGCCGGTAATCGGGGTTGATCGCGTCGTGGAGGGCGACCAGGTTGTTTTTGACGTGATTGATGAGCGCCTCGTGCGCCTGGTCGTCGGTCGCGTTCTCAGGGAGGCGCAGCCAGTCGTAGTTGCGGATGACGTCGGCGTTCTTGCGGTAGGTTTCCGGGTTCTCCCTGGCGAGATCCATGCCGATTTGCAGGCTATTGTTGCTGTGCGCCGCATCGGCGCGCGACACGCTCGTCGGGACCGAGGTGGCAATACGGCCCTCGGGGAAGTCCGGATGTTCGAACGACGGCAGGGCCTGGTTGACGAGCGGTTGCTCTATCGACGGCCCCTTGTTGTGGCCGATCATCGACAGTTTTTCGGTGTCGGTCGTCTTCAATTCTGCCGGCGGCGGAGGAGGCGGCTTGAGTTCAGCGGCTTTCGCCTCCCAGCCAGGAGGCTCATAGGTCGACGTGACCTCTGGCAATTCGCCTGTAGGCCGCCTGGGCGCGCGCCGACGCATACCGGCGGTCAGCGCGCCCTCTGGAACCTCGCCGACAGGCGCAAGGGTCACCGCCCCAGCAAGATCCATGGCCCGTTGCTGCGCCTCCGGATCTTCCATTGTCGTCTTGCCGGTGGCGATGTCGCCAGGAAGGGTGCCGGCGCTCCATAGACCTTGACCCACTCGGCGCGCTTCCTCGACGCCAGCGGCCCCAATGCGCCGCCACATCGGGTGCTCCGGATTGCCCGCGTAATGGGCCCACGATTCTGGAGCCGCCGCGGCGGCGTGCGCGGCGATCGACGGGTCCACCGCGCCCTCGTCCTGCGAAAGCGCCTGGATGCGATCGTGCATCGGCGAGCGCGGCTCCGGGAAGCCCTTGGCGCGCGCGATATCGCTCGGCTCGACCTTGGGCGGGGGCGGGAACGGATCGTAGTCGACCGGCTCAAGCTGGGGGTGGGCGTAGGTGACGCTTCCGGCAAGCGGGTCATCTTCCGGCGCTCCCCCGTCGGCGAAGCCCACCCGGCCGCCGCGCTGGTACTGCGGCAGGCCCTTAAGGATCTTCTCGCGCATGAGCGGGGTGATCGGGATCGAATGGACCTTGTTTTGCGTCAGTTGCCTGATTTTCGCGTCCGCCGCGCTGCCCGTCATATGTTCCGATATCCGGTTGCCATTCATGTCCTCGACCCGATAGTCGCCGTTGGGCGTCACTCGGGTGCGATAGCGCCCAGGAAACTTTCCTTGGATCTGGCTAGACCCGATTTTGACGCTGGGATCGAGCTTCTTGACGATCTTAGAAAGCTGGGTGGGCAGCACGCCAACCTTGGGCGAGCCGTCCTTGTTGAGCATCGGCTTGCCTTCGTTGTCGACAACGGCCGGATCATAATACGACCGCATCCCCTGGCCGCCGATGTTGAGGTCTTCGCCCGACAGCGTATGCCAGCCGCTGCGCTGCCATGCTGCCGTACGGGGGTGCGGCTCATCCACAGCGCTGAAATGCGGGCCCTTCGGCGTCTCCAGCATCCTTTGCGCGACCTCTGGCCCGACGTAGTTCGCTAATTCTGGTGGCCCGACGTTCCGCTCATCGATAGCCCGGCCGCCGCCGACGGCTCGCCCTTGCAGGCTCCCCGTCTCGGGATTGTACGACAGATCGCTGACATGCCGACTGAGCTTGTAGCGATCCGCTTGAGCCGTGCCGGTCGCCCAGCTTAGGTGGGTGTAATCGCCGCGCGCCGCCTCGATCAGGGCGCGCTTGAGGCCGAGATCCGTCCAGTCGTTGGTGTTCGTGACGTAAGGGCCAAGCGGATGCTTTCCTGCGGTCGCTTCCTTCAGCGACTGACCAACCCCGGCATTCTCCAGTTCGAGCGCACGGTGCCAATCGTAAGTGGGCCTTTCATCAGCTTCTCTCTGGTACATCGACTGGAGTTCTTGCTCGTCCGGCGTCAGCGGGCGGGTGAACCCCTCGTCCCGGCCCTTTTGTCCCCAATCGCTCTGCAATTCCTCCAGGTGAAGGTGCTTGTCGGCGGGAGCGGTTTCGTCCGCAGGCACCCCCATGCGGTCACTAAAGCGCAGATGGGCGACGACATTGGGCGTGTCCCAATGCGAGTCGGTGAACGGCGGTGGTTGGTCCGGCGGGGTGGTTTCCCGCACAGTAATTCCGGGGCGGCTTCCTGGACGGATGTTCGGCCCCTGGATTCTTGCCCAATCCCGAGCCTCTTGCGCAGAGGGAAAATCAGGGCCGATCTTGTTGTCATCCAAATGCGCGGCAAAAGTTTTCGGTTGTTCCGGCGTGTGCAGAAGCACTTCACGGTAGTTGTCGTAGGGGCCTGGAAGCACCCAATCGCCGAATTTGGCTTCAGGCGTATTTCGGAACGCTTCCCCATGCGCCCGCATCTCAGCATCGAGCCTGTCTGCCTCCGTAAAATCGGATGCGTCCTCAGCTTCGCGAATCTGCCGCGCAAATTCATCTTGCTTATCCCGATACGCATCAAAATCAGGCCGCCCATGCACCGTCTCTTGGAGTTGCGGCGAGGCCTGGTGGAACATGTCCTCCAGGGTTCCCTTGTCGATCTTCTCGGGAAACAGCGTTGGGGCCGTTTCGGCCAGCTTCGAGACGCCGCTCGCCTGCATTTCGACCGGCTTGACGCCCTGTTGCTTCAACTGGGCGACCATTTGCTGGGTCGTGCCAACCTTCTGAGGCAAATTCGCCGCCGTATCGGCGCCATGCGAATAGAACCCGAGCGGTGACACGCGGCGCGGCACCGGCTCTGGCCTCTTAACCCCGCCAACGCCTTCACCCGTCTCGATTATCCCGCGAATATCGCGGCCTAACCCTGCGGCTCCCGGCACCCCGGCAGCCGCCGCAGCCCCGCCGACGCCCTCCTCGACCTTGTTGCCCAGCCAGTCGACTACCGATCCAAAGCTCCCGGCGAGGTTCTGATAGGCGTGCTCGGCGCCCTGTCCCCATTGGCCGCCGTAGACTTGCGGCTCATCTGGCGTGTCGACCGGGAAGAAATCCTTGACCAAGCCCCGGCTGGGCGGAGGCGTCGGCCTATACGGAGAACCGGGAAGCGAAGGCGCAATTAAGTCGGCCGAATTTGCGGACTTAATTGCGCCGTCCGAACCTTGGCCGGACAAATCAAGAACGGCGTTGGAAGGGCGTTGGTAGGGCGTTGGAAGGGCGAACGGGTCATGGTCGACCGGCTCCGCCGTCCAGCCGTCGAGGGGATCGATATCACCGCCATCGGCAAAACCCTGACGCGGGCCCGCATCGGTCCAACCATCAAACCCCGGATCTTCTATTGGCGTTGTCGGCAGATCACCCGGCATATGCGACTGCAACCAGTCCCACGCCTCTTTGGTGTAGACGTGCGAGCCTGGCGGATATCGCGAGAGGATGCTCGCATTCTCGGCCGCCTCCCCCTGAAGAGGCGGCGGCGTCTCAGGAATGTTTCCGCGCTGATCCTCGATCGGCGCTGTCATTTCCGGCATCGCCCGGTAATTCAGGCCCAGAAACGCCCCGCGCGAGGATGGATGGCGAAGCGGCGACGGCGGCGGCGGCGAATAGCCCCATGCGTTCCAGCCGCCGAACGGATCGTCGGGCATCTCAAGTGTACATGGCCTTGCCGCCAAACGCCGGCCCGACAGTCGGCATGTGGCGTATAGGGGGCGTCTGCCCACCTGGAGCGCCAAACATCGGCGGGTCGAAGCTAGGAAGCTGCGGCGGCAACCGTCTGCCGGGACGCCCCAGATTCGGCTGCGCCGCCTCCCCATATATCGGCCCGCCATCCTGCTTGCCTATGCGGCCTCCATAGGCGCGGGCGAGCATAGCGTCGGCC